TATCTTCGGTATTTTCTCAAGATGGTCCATTTACAATAATGCTCCGTTGGAACAAATGCTAAATCGTGTATTAAGTCATACTGAACCAGCCACTAATCCACCAATTGCACTGGTTGGTGCAAGTAACGTCTTAACTGAACAACTAGATGTATTTTCATTTCAGGATTTAACCTTTCAAGGACAAATTGATGTTCTTATGAGTACGACTGCGATTCCTTTCATTTTTCCACCACGAAAGTTCCAAAATGGTCTTTACGTGGATGGCGGTGTCATTAGTAATGAAATGATAACTCAGGCGATTGGAGAATTGCAATGCAATTTTTACAATATAACCTTCATCAGTGCCAGTACAAGAGACAAGAATACAAATACCATTGACGGTCTATTCAGTTATTTGTCCGCGGTAGTTCGAATGATTTTCCGTACCTTTGATAATCAATTATCTCAGATGTCAACATGTACGTATCCAAAGGGCCAGATTACTGCATGCTATCCCACTTCAGAAGAATTAAATAACTATAGTATTTTTGATTTTGACCATGGTGCAGACTTATATAATCTTGGAAAGTATGAAAATGAATGTGAAGTGTATCAATTATGTTAAATAAGTAAATGGAAATACGGATTATGTAACCAAAAGGGTGTTTTCTTTTGTTCTTCTGGCACATTCGCATCAGGTAGGTATTGATGAAGGGTATGAAATGCAACGTTTGAAGTAGACCTATACATAGGTAGTACAAGACGAGCAGATTCTTTCCATTGTTCACCTATAAATACATGAATGATTTGATAATCGTTAGACCCATCCTCTTTCTTTTTTAGGATTCGTACTCCGATGATGTCCGTTTTACTGGCATCTACCTTTATCAAATCAGACGTCGATGTCATTTCAATAGTAGATAAAAGCATATAAAATTATTTTATATTCTTTATCTAAAACAGCTCATGGGAAACGCATTTTCCTTTCGATTTCCACCGTACCAGCCTTATATGGACAATACTTCCTTACAATATGTGGAAAAACTAGCAAAGTCTTATTGTAAAAAAGTGAATGGAAACTGGAACAAAACAATAGCATTGGAGGTGTCAAGTGATGATGATATTTTACCGTTACTAAAAGCAGCACCTGTCAATGAATTAGAGATACTCATTGTTCATGGGACCAGATTAGAATGTCGAGAGAAGGAAGATTGTCTTACACTGCAAGGCATCCTGAATCTAACATTGGTGATTGAACATAACAAGACACTAAAGGGATTTGGTTTTATTCGTCAGACCATTGACAATGAGAAAGCAATCTTTTTATGCGAAGCATTATCTCGTTTGCCAAATATAGAGTTCATTTCGTTTTGGGACAATCAAATCGATTCCAAAACAGCCGATGTGATTATTTCCACGCTAAAAAGAATACCAACATTAAAGGAACTTAACCTTGGAGCGAATGTATTTTTGGATGGACCCGAAAAAGAGGATGAGCTTCGAAGGGAGGGTTATTCCTTTCGTTTACGTTATTCAAGTTAAAGGGATGGATATCCAACTTTCTTTAGCCAAGAATCCGCGTATTTTCGAATGATAAAATGATTTGGGTCAAGGAAATACAAAGCCTGTACACAGTCAAGTCTCTTCAAAGGAGAAACGGCACATAGACCTCGTAACACGGGTATTAATTTTGACTTGATCCGAGAAGATTGAGAAGAGAATTCAGGCCACAAAGATAACTTGTAAAATAAATCAACAATATTGATTCCAACTGCCCAGCTATCAATGGTTCTCCAATACACATGGAACCACTTTGTATCTTCTCCATTTTTCACTGATTTACTTTGACGATAAAATGTTTTTAGTTCTTCTTCCATGCTATTCAGCGATACTTGTAAGAGGTTACTTATCTTTTTCATAATATTCTTTTTACGAATGATGGATTGAATGACATTTTCTGGTTTGTATCCCAGTTTAATAGCGTTAACCAATGTAGAATCAGGAGGCTCTTGAGACAGCTGATAATTATATTGATGTTGGAGTTTCATAACGGCGTCATCATTTTCAACAAAAATTGCCAAATTAAAATCGATAATTCGTGGAACATCTTCTTTGTCGACTAAAATATTACCACTATGTATGTCTCGATGCACTATACCAAAGAGATTTAAAATGGCTCCTGCACTAATAAAATGTGTTACAAAATCCATAAATTGAAAGCTACCCAAAGAAAAACGATGAACATTTAATGGTTGACCACCATAAGGCATGATGAGAAGGCGAAAGGCAGACAATCGCTTGTCTTGAATGGCATGACATTTATCAACATCTTTATCCTTTTGTACTAAAGCGGGTTCGCACATACTTTCCGATACAATGAAGTAGTTTTTCCAAAGAGGAATTCTGCGTATAAGACTCGAAACCGCATCTTCTTTTTTAGCATATTGCGTTGGAATCAGCTTACTGAGTTCCAAATGTTCCTTTTCATCAATTTCTTCTTGCATCTTTTTATTTTTACATTCCAAGGCAGGAGAAAAAATACAACCATATAGGCCATCGTCTATTAATTTCCCCCCTGATAACATGATTCCTATCACCGTCAAAGAAACTTTTCATTAAAATATTTCAGCAAACGAATGCGGCATGTAAGAATGATGCGATTTGAAAACTGTTATTTTAAGTCAATGTAATAATAGTATGTACCAATTATATCTCTGGATTGGTTTATTATTTCTTATAGCCATATCCGTAATAGAAATATACAAACCCCAATTAATCAATGAAGGATTTAGTAATTTAATATCGGTCGGAGATTCCGCATTTTGGGCAAAATGGTTACCTCGTCGAGGTGATGTTGGTCTCAATCCTACGGAAGAAGAAGGCGGTTATACTAGGGATATTCGTTATTTTGCAGGGTACACTGATGTTCAACGGGTGGGTGCCAAACAAGATTTCTGTCGTATGATTCATGTCAATGGAGAGCCAGACAATAAGTTCTTTGCTTGTGCATTAGGTGGTACAGAAGGGCTTTCTACTGTAAAATATCGAACACTCTCCGTAAAAGATGGTTTTGAAATATCAAGAGATGATTACATGCATGATGCATTGGGAGAAGGTCGCGATGCTTACTGCCGAATTCTGAAAACAGGAGCCGAAACCTTTGAGGCGAAGTGCAATCCAGCAGGAGAGATATCGTTTAAATCGAATATGATAACGGATACGAATCCACCTGACAATATTAAAATGCTACTCAATTTCTATGAAGGTATTGTTTTCTGGCTACGCTTACGAGATGATATGATGGATTATGCAAAGAATTTGAAGATATCTACGGCTGGAAACATGATGATCGAGGAATTCCCTCCCAATCTTCCCGTGACAAAGGGTCTTGAGTTTAATGGAATTGATCAATATTTACGTATTGGTGATACGAAAGATTTATCATTTGGTGACATTGTTCAACTGAAGTATTTACGTGCAACCTCCTTCTGGGTATATTTCGAAGAATTTACGAATAATGCCCATATTTATGATTTTGGCAATGGGCCAAACAAGGATAATGTCTTTGTAGGGATTATTGGACGAGGAAATGCAGGACCGAATACCGATATTCTCCAGAAGCCAATCTGTGAAGATCAAGAATTCAATACTGTTCCAGAAGCACCCTCGGGACAACAATGCACGCAAGAAGTCAGTCCAGAAGTAGCTATGCTAACAAGTTCAGCGAACATCAATCTGTGGGATTGTCCGAAGCCTGAATTGTTTGGTCGAATTATGAAACCCATTCAACCGAAGGCGGCTCCTCCTGGTGAAGCAAAGACGGCGGATATCGTTTACGAAATCTGGGAAGGATCCATGCGTAAACTGCACATTCAAGTAAAGAATGTGATTCCTTTACGTAAATGGGTTCATATTGTGATTACCACAGGAAACAATGACCCTTGGAAGCCTGATCTGAAAGTGTATTGTAATGCGAAGTTAGTTCATACCGAAGCAGCAGCCTGGCTACCCCAGACGAACTATACCACCAAAAATTATGTTGGAAAATCAAATTGGACAAATGTGACCAGTCCATTTGACAATGCAGACCAGTTGTTTAAAGGAAAATTATTTGATTTCCGAGGCTATCGTATTCGTATGGATGATAAGAAGATTAAAGATACGTATGAATGGGGAAGAAAACTACTTGGACTTTCATCAAGTAGTAACGATTACGTTATTCAATAATTACATGAAACAGTCCTCATAATTCTTTTTCATCCATTTTCCAAACTGAGATTGAATCTGATCTTGGACATCTTCCACTGAACCCTTGGACAAGAGAAGAACCCATGATTTAAATTCAGCGACGTGTGACAGATGTTGAAATTCACCATCAATTTGTAATTCTTGTTGAAATTCTACCACACAACATTCCTTGGGAAGAGCCCATAGCTTTGACCACTTGGTCGCAGTCTGTTCACCCCCTACGAACACGCAAAGAGATACACCCTGTAAGACATCATAGGATGTTACATCGGATGGATAGATATATCGAATGACCCATTTCGAGCTCTTTTCCAGTAAAGAGGGAATAATATGCTGTTTGACAAATTCTTCTGTAATTGTATTATCAAGAAGGAAGGCACATACGTAGGGTGTAGGACTAGCCTTCCAAGAAGGAAGTAGACTTCGAAGAGCATCAATGTCTTCCTTTCCAAGCTCCGTGGATGCAGGACCAGGTAAGAATCCAACCACTTCGTCCGCCCATGTTGCGGAATATTCATCAAATGGAACAGGAGAATAATCCTCAACGTTCCAGTCAATACCATAGAGCCCCTTTTCAAAGGTAGGCATCCAGAAGGAAGCATCAGGGTGAAGCCCCAACAGGCGTTTGACCTTGGAAACATAATTCAGGACATAGGTATCAGGATGCATAAATATCGAGGTATCCTTGAATGGAATGGCCAGCATCTTCTTGCGATGCTTCATGGGTGTAAAAATTTCTGCACTTGAACACATCCAATAATTATAGAGTGGTTCTTCACAATGTGTACCCTTATAAATATGGTAAAGGTCATAGACTAATCCATTCGGTGTCACGGCGGCCTTTTTCCAGGTATAAAGAGGAATAGCAGCCTCAAAATAAAAGTTTTGGGTAGATGGTTCCCAGTTATAACGACCCGCCTTTTCCAACATGGTACAGTAGGTAATTTCATTTGACATGGAAGAACTCTTGATATCAAACTGAACTAGGTCATTATTCAAGGTAATCGATGGCTGATTGGGTTCCTTTTCTTGTTTGGTATCAATGATATTCGATGGCACGATATTCACATAAACATCGGCTGGTACAATGTTCTTAATATCATAATTACGAATATTAGTATTATGAAGGTGGAAGGTTTTAAAGGTTAGGGATGGATTGGAGATAACAAAATGATTACGAAGAATTTGGCCAGCAAAAGTATTATCACATCCAGGATGTCCCAAATGAATCAAAAATTTGGAATAATCCCAGTTGCGAGAGCGAATTGAATTGGATAGGAAAATCCATGTATCCTGGGAATCAGAACGTGGGCCAAACAACTTGGCATTTTCAGAAGTATCCACGTCCCATCGAAGAAGAGCTAGCATACGATTTTTCATATCCATCTTGTATAAATCACGCAAGGAATCGCCAAAGTAAATATCGGCATTGCAAAGAATAGCATAGACATTATCAGGTACCTGATCATGAACATACTGTAAAAAGTCTGCATAGGTTAAACGTCTACCAGTAATGACCTGTTGCACTTTGTCCGAGCCAGGGAAATACTTCCATTCATTACTGTAATTCTTTTCATTAAGCAGTACTATTTTGTCAATCAACGGGCACTCGCAATTTTTCATGAGACAATCTTTGATTTCTTTGAACCGGCGATTGTTTTTATGACGGAAAAACTGGGTAAAGACCCAAACTTGATTTGGTCGAATATTCGAAACAAATGAAATATTGGAGCCGATAGTTTGATTACGTGTTTTTGAAACCATGCAATCCACTACACGATTGTATCGACAAAGAAGAGCAAACATAGCAATCGCATCTTCTGATGTGCCATCCCATGCAGACTCTAGGAAGGGGTAGGTATCAAGCATGGTATCCAAGGAGACTAGATTATCAAAGTTTTCAGTCCAGTACGCTTCCGATTTAAGTGAAAGGACCTTTTGAGAAAGAAGAATCATGGGTAGTACCTTGGAGACCTCATACAGTGTTTCTAAAAAGGTCTCGGTGTCTTCTGGGTAATCTGTAATAATCATCCCGACAATTTTAGCATCGTGCTTTGACCAATAAAAAAAGGAAGATAAACTGGTAACAATTCCATCCCATTTCGACCAATTTACGGTGGTAGACTGTTGCTGTAGCCATACAAGTGTACGTTGATTGCGAACAGACGGTGTCGTTAGATTGAGTATTTTAGGGGGTGCAGGTGTCATTTTGAAATATATATAGAAAAAGAAACTTTAGGCCGAGCCCTATTTTTATTTTAAATGGTTTGGTAAATGGATAATCTCAGATGATAGAAGAAATGACATCTTTCCCTCCACCGCCCTTCGAAGACAGAGTATGTCCAGGACCACCATATAATGCTACTAACTTTACAAGTGCAAATTCAACCATTTACAGCACCTTGATTACCTATGCTAAAAATTCACCAAATTATCCATGGAATACTGGCACAGATGCTCAACAAATATTTCGAAGCAACCAAAATGTCACCTATTTCAATAATCTGAATTTGCAAACACAGGCCATCAAGACACAAAATGGGTTAAGTGGAAGTGGAAACATTCCTTATCCACAGTTTCGTTCAGAAGCCGAGAGACTAATGTACAAGCAAGGCCAGGCATTGACTGCGGCTCGAAACAACTTCACTGGACAGAATCCATCTGGTCCCGCTGGTGTTCCGTGCTCCAGTATTTACCAGATTATTAATTCATAATGAGTCTATCAATATAAAGATGTATCTAAATAATATAATATGGATACTAATAATATTTATGTACACCCGTATACAGACTCTGAAGATGATTGTATTATTTTATATCGAGTTAAATTTGTAAATAATCTTACTCCAATTGTAAGGCATGTAGGCAATATTAATCTAAAACAAAGATTTTTTATAAAAGGTGACAAATCACTTCAAAAAGTGCAGTCATATGATGGAACAACCATTACACTTTCTGAAAATAGTAAATGTTATCCGATTGAAAATTTCCTTAAGGAATCGAATACATATTTTCCATTATTATTTGATATTCTATCACTTATACCTATGAATGTAGATGGTCCTTATCGTTTTGCTGCAAAATTAAATACACCAAAAATTATATTCTTTTAGATAGAATATGGTATAAAGATTCTTTACCAATAGATACAAAAGAATGTCAAGTGATATTAGAGTATATGAAGTGCTTCTCGGCCTCCAAGACAGGTTACATCAGATGACTGAACAAGAAGTACTTGGTGCACATGATATCATTCAATGTTTGTTTTCTTATTTGCATCGAGTTCATTTTGAAGAAAAAAAGGAGGTAAATGTCCGTGCTCTGACGAAAACCATGGAAGAGTTAAATGAGGTAGCGATACAGTTATTACATGACAAGTTTCACAGAAAGGATCTATTTATCACTTCTACACTAAAAAATAAATAATATTATTTGTATTGGTTTTATTATTAATACTGAATAAATTGCTCTTGGAATTCTTGAATGACTTGACATAGAGCCTGGATATCCTCCTTACGAACTTTTAGGACTCTTGGTTCGGCTACTTGTCTTTCTTGGATTTCGTGTGGCTTTGCGTTGCTTTTGAGGTTTGGCAATGGTTTCACGGAGTTTGTCTCGCTCTTGTGCATGGATAGAGGATCGGAAGGCATCAAGATGGGGTTGGACAGACTGGACCCAGTCGACAGAGAAGGTGATGGAATCCTTGGTGGCGTCATAGGTTCCAATGGCCACGCAATCGGCGGCGGGTTTTCCTCCATCGAGCTTGAAGATGCGGACGATGTTTCCATCAAGATAGTAGGGGATGCCTCGGATGTGTTTGAGTTCATAGGACATTCTGCTGAAGAGAACTAATCAGTCTGTCTTCAAATTTTACATAGACCGCTTTCAAATTTATCCAAAACGTAGCAAAAATAAATATTTTTATAATACAATCCAAATAGAGTTTACAACACTTAAGTTGCCCACCATGTATCAGGATTACATTCCTTACTTTCAATCCATTCTTTCATCGTTGCCTCTGGATGATAGGCAAATTTTTCAACGTCTTGAATCGTTGCAAGTAAGTTGCATACTTGTTCAGGAGACTTATGACGTTCTTTATCCAACATATCGATTATATCATTAATGACAACATCACCTTGCGAACAGACGTCTGAATAGTGAGTTTTCAAACAATCATACAGATATTCATCGCCAAACTCTCGAATGGCAAGAATATAAGTAGTTACAAGGGAACGAATCTGAGGCGAGGTCATGTTGGCTTGGAGGAGCAACTTCTTTATTATTACATCCATCCATCAATTTTTTATGTTTAAATCTATCCTATCGAATATATAAACGAAAGTAATGAATTATTACAATATAACATAAATACGAAAAATTGATAATACATTGATTAATACAAAGATAAGCATCCTCTATCATGAATATCTTTGCATTACATTGGAAACAGAGAAAAGCGGCTCGCTGGCATCTTGACAAACATGTTGTCAAAATGTTACTCGAATATTGTCAACTATTATACACCGCTCATTGGGCACTCTACTATCCTGAATTACTAGAATGTAAATCGGCGATTGCACTTTCCAGAGCACAAAAAAAGCTAAATGTACCTGAATACATGCAGTCCGCACCGATTTGTGATGCATCTGGTGAACCTGCGTATCGCCCCTGTCATATTCATCATCCGTGTGCTAAGTGGACCAGAACAACATTAGGCAATTACAAGTGGTTGGCGAAGTTAGGTGTAGAGTTATCAAAAGAGTTTACACACCGATTTGGAAAAGAACATTCCTGTCACAAACATATGCAATGGCTGAGTGAGAATCTTCCTCCTACTATCAAAAAGTTTCCTCGTCTGCCATTTGCAATTGCTATGGATGAGGAATTCAAAATTTCGAAGAATCCTATTATTTGTTATCGATATTATTACAATACGCAAAAAAAAGAAAAGGGTATTATTAAATATACCAAACGTCATACACCACACTGGATAAAGTCATAAGTTATTCATATAATTCAATGACTGCCTGTTTGGGTTCCACTTGCTCCAAATCCAAATTAAAATCAAAATCCAAATCTTCTACGTTGACTGTGGCATAAGCAAACAAATCTTCGTCATTCGTTGAACCATCATAATATTGACGAATCAATGTAATATGTTCCTGTTTTTTTCGCATCATGATACGAAAGATAGCCATGCGGCTTAAAGGTGCATGTACCTTGCAAAGTGCTTCAAAATAATAAATATCATCGCATTCAATGGCAACTTCAAATGGTGTTCTATCAATATCATCGAATTCATCGAGAGGAAATTTACTATGGATGAAATAATCCAATAAAAATTGGAATACCTCTTTGTTATTGTATCGCATACTAAGAAAGAGGTCTTCATACATCCACTTATGATGAGAAAATAAGATAGAATACAGTTCAAACATATTCATCTCAATAACATAAGAGCGTATACTTCGTCCAGTTTCACTGACTATTTCGAAATCAATCTTACTATGATTCATAAATGCTATATAGGTGCGTATTTCAATATAGGAAATCACTGTTTTCCGATTACGAATTCTGCGTAGGAAATACACCATGGCAGTATTATGTTTTGAATCAAGAGCATTGACATCCACAATTTCCTCCTCTATTATTCTTATTGCGGTAATATAGTCTTTATTGGAAATAGCACCATGAAGAGGTGTGCGAGATGTATCCTCGATGCTCATTATTGTATTAGAATCGACTAATCTTTTAGCTCCTTCTTATAAAATTCTGATAGATAATAAATCCAGCTAATATAACGGCAACTACTTCTGCACCCTGAGCGATTTGCCATTTTGTTTTGGGAACAAGAGAATATTTTTTATCATAATCGGTGGGAACATTGCATATTTTACAACCCTTATCAGATTGAATATCTGTCTTTACCTTTTCATTTTGACGCAGCATCAGTTTTTTGCAACCTACGATTCGAATGTCATTTAAATAAGAATAAACCGATACCCAAATATCAATGTGAGCATGAATAGGATACACACCCTTTAACAATATGCGAGCCGCTCGTTTGGTCAAAATATAACCATGAAACAGCACATAGGAGCCAATTCGGAACACCGTTTCTTCTCCAGGAATTTTGGTAAGATCATCCCAGATACCACCCAGGAGCCAGATATCCCATTTTTTCGGATCTTTTAAAAGAGTAGATTTCTCAATACATTGATTGGCGAGTGATACAAAATTGGGTGGAACAACTGCATCGTCTTCAAAAATCAGCACCATATCATGTTCACTGTCCACCAACCATTGCCAGACAGCAATATGGGATAATGCACAACCCACACCGCCAATACTATCAAGCTCCTCATGAGAGCGTCGTGATTTTGTTATGATATTTCGTTTTGTTAATGTAGTAATACGATCATCGTTATCCAAATCAATTGTTTTACCATCAACGCCGATAAATCGTTTTAATGATAAGGGGTCAATTCCGGGCTGATCTTGAAAACGCTTCCAACGATCCAGTCGTCTTTCTAATGTAATGCAAAAGGCGGGTATGGATTCCACTGTCCAAGAAGACATCTCTTTGATTCATGGATTAAAAATGTGTAAAATTTGACCATGCAAAGCCCGTTTCCAAAATAGCGACGAAGCAGAAATGGGACATCTTTCACTATTGATCGGATGCATGTTCGCCCAAAAGACAACGGAACTTCTACGTAGGGTTCGGCGATACAAATCCATTGGCTACAAAGTGTTAGTAGTGAACTATGTGGGCGATACAAGATATGGAAAGGACTGCGTGGCCTCCCATGATAAAGAGGTAGAAATGGCAATTTGCGTCGATAGACTCCAAGATATTGAAGACTTAGTTCAATCAGGAGAATACAATGTAATTGCGATTGATGAAGGACAATTCTTCAGTGATTTGTACAGATATGTTACAAAATGGGCGGATGAACTACCAGTCGATATTGTGATTTCAGGATTGGATGGTAGCAGTGAACGTACTCCGTTAGGAGACATGTTACGATTGATTCCGCATGCAGAAGAAGTGGAACGGTTGACTGCATTTTGTTCTGACTGTCGTGATGGTACAGTTGCTTGTTATTCGAAGTATGTTGATTATATCAAAAAAGATGAAAATGGTGTAGCGATTGGTGGAGCCGATAGGTACCGTCCCGTATGTCGAAAACATTACTTGACTCATTAAAAATCAAATAGATTTCACTATTTATTTTTTCATGAATTATCTAATAGAATGTCTAACCGCATCTACGATTCTTCCCAGCTGACAAAGCGACGGGCAGAAAAAGCGATCGCAGGATCCTTTATCACAAGAATTGGCCCTCCGAATAATCAAACTGGTAGTGCACCCTTGAATGGTATCTTTGATGCCTCGATTCTAAATGCTGTGAAAACAGGACAGGCAACCGAATTTACCCGTTATCCCCTTTGTTATGGAATCAGTCCAGGATGCCCTTGCCCTCAGGTAAATGCCTCCTTGTATGTTCCAGGAACTGTTTCGGGTATTACATTTACGATTGGTTCCATTATTGTTTCTTGGAATCCTCCTTCAACCGGTCAGGCTCCATTTGTTTATGTTGTTACTGCATACTTAAATGATGTAATAGTCACCTCCGTGACAACCACCGATACAAGTTATCGTTTTACCGATTTAGAAGAATGGCAAACATACACCTTTAGTGTTTGTGCCAAGAATCAGTTTGGTGCTGGCCCAACGGCACCAGGTCCTTCTCCGTTTGTAGCACCACCCAATGGATTGTCAATCATCATGTCAGGTAGTGGAGCACCAGTTGACCCTGTTCCCTCACTCAAGTATATAATAAATACATCATTGGATACACTACTTCAGTATGTGGCATCGTTGAATTTGGGCCCGACTCGTGGTTCACGATTCATGTATGTTTGGATTGCATCAGTCGCCGAAGCATGGAACTGGGTACGTTCAGAATCAAGCGTGAGTGGCATCAAGGACAATTGGAATTGGTCCACGAGCAAGGCTCCATCTCCTTTATCGGATGATGACTCTATTATCTGGTTATGCATGGTAATTGATTACATTACACCTTTCTTTATTACCTCTGGATATGCACCCGTTTTTGCCTGTTCGGCAGACGTAGCAGACCGCGTCAAGACCTCTGGAAACTGGAGTGGATGGGAATCTGCTTGGCAAACTTGGTACAATTATCGTCAGGGTGATGGTTTTACGGCTGCCAGTACCGAACAACCGACCTCTTCTGCCAACTGGAACCAGACAATTGTAGTGGATGGAGTGACTGTAAATAATATAGCAGGATTTCCTCAGCCCCAGCAATGGACTCGTTTGACCGTACAAGGAAAGAAGCAAAATTACCTAACGTATAACTGGGACAATGTTCTATCTACCTGTCTTACAGAATCGAATGAACAGACCATTCAGGAATCCGTGACACCTTTAACGGGTGTGGCCCGTGATGCTGAAATAAACTCAGTGAAGGATATCACATCAAGTCTGACGGATGAGCAAAAGGTCATCGCCGAATTCTGGGCAGGTGGTCCTGGTACGGTATCACCTCCGTTGATGTTTATTTGGCTATGGAAGGAATATATTCGTTCAATTTCAAACGTCAGTTGCCCCAATATTATGTTCTCACTACTTGACCTATCAGTTCACTTATTTGAGGGCGGTCGTGTGACATGGCGACTGAAAAAGGCTTGGATGGAGGATCGTCCCATTCAGGAAATTCGTCGTCGTTTCGCTGGTCAGAATATTGCATCTTGGAATGGAACCGTCGATGGTGCACAATGGATTCCTTACCAGACTGCAAACTTTATCACGCCACCGTTTGCGGATTTCCCATCAGGACACAGCCATTTCTCAAAGGCATTTGCTCTCACGATGAACAAGTGGTTTGGAACGACGATTATCAAGAATACAATTACCTATGATTCTCAGAATCTGATTTGTCCCTTATTAACTTCTGGCAACCCAGTCCCATACGGTAACTTCTTGATTCAAGCAGGTTCGTCCGAAATTCAACCACGTGTTGTACCCATTGTTCCAATTACATTAGCATTTACAACATGGAATGAAATGTCAGATTCAGCTGGTATTTCGCGTCTCTATGGTGGTATTCACTGTGAGAATGCCAATGCTGCCTCCAAGACCACGGCAGTAGAGGTAGATTCTTATATCAATGCTACATGGAATATTCAGGCAATTGTTCCTGCACTTCTTCCCACTCCTGTATCTGTACCAGAACCAGCACCAGCACCCCCTGCCCCAGCACCAGAGCCAGAGCCAGAGCCAACACCTGAACCACAACCTGTACCTGTACCTGAACCACAACCTGAACCAACTTCAGAGCCAACACCTGAACCACAACCTGAACCAACTCCAGAGCCAACACCTGAACCAACTCCAGAGCCAACACCAGAACCACAACCTGAACCAACTCCAGAACCAACTCCAGAACCAACTCCAGAACCAACTCCAGAACCAACTCCAGAGCCAACACCAGAACCAACTCCAGAGCCAGTTCCAGAACCACAACCAGAGCCAGTTCCAGAACCACAACCAGAGCCAGTTCCAGAGCCCACTCCAGAACCACAACCAGAACCAACTCCTGAACCAGTTCCTGAACCACAACCAGAGCCAGTTCCTGAACCTCAACCAGAGCCAGTTCCTGAACCAGTGGAACCCTATAAGATTCACATTAACTATGTTAATGGAACACCATCCACTGATGTTCAAAACCTTATTAATGTCAGCAAGGAGATCCTTGAAAGCATTGTTGCCAAATCGCCAGGCCTGCGTTTGGAAGCAGTCAGCTTGGATTATGACATGATTGTTGATTTGGATATTCAGTCCTTATCTCCTGGTATTCTTGCAAGTGCTAGACCAACCATGGCGAATGTATCGGTATCACCTGGCATTCCACTTCGTCAATCAGTTATTCTGAATAGCAACTCGTTACATGAGGGATCACTTCTATCACAGGTGCAGTTCAACAATACCGCCACTGCCAAGCTGGTTCCTGTCATGATTCACGAAATGCTACACGGATTAGGTATTGCCTCCATCGATACACCCTATTATGCTGTCGGCTGGAATCAGTTCTTGGATGCCGGCAAGACATGGTATGTGGGTAAGAACGGTGATGGATCCAATAGCATGGCAGTCCAGGCTTATCGTGAAATTGTGGGACCTCAAGTACAACGTATTCCTGTCGAGAACAGCTTCGGTCAAGGAACGGCCTATTCGCACTGGGAGGAAGGTATGAAGGATGGATTTGTGAAGGAGCCACGCTACTTCGATTATGGTGCAGGTAATGTCTTCCACCCCGCTCTTCCAGAGGAAATTATGACAGGAGTGGCTGGTTCAACTTTCTACCTTACCAAGATGACAGCATGTGCTCTTGAGGATCACGGATACGATGTGAATAAGAACAGCGTTCACATTGTTGCTTACCCTGAAGCCCTTATTCAGAAACCATAAAGAATGATAAGAATGTATTTATTATATATCATAAAAAGAACGACAACGTATTTTTATGATGTATTACTTTTTGACTTACACTACAATATTTCCAAGAATAAGTCGAGCCTTTTCTGAGGTACTGTACCATTTTCGCCAATGATCAATACGAACCCAGCCTTGACGAACCGCATAGGCTACACTTTGTACAAAAAACGAGTATTCACATTTTGGAATAAAGCAATTCAGATAGGCACCTGAACATTGTTCCACTGTTTCAATCAAGATAGGCTGAGCCTTCGAGGTTCGAACATGATTGTGGAAAACAAATAGCCATTCACGAACCGTGTTTCGCAATTGTTCCCCTTTGAGATCACGAAGAGCAGGAAGAGGATGAGCTGCAAGATAAGCAGCAGCATGAGCCTGGCACTCGGTACAAGGGAGAATCAAAGGTAGTGTTCCTATCATAATTTCGAGGCAGTTTGCTTGGTCACCATCGGTTACTTTATTATTGGAAAATCCCGTTTTTTCAGCAAGACAATGTAAATATTTCCAGAGAATGGGTCCCCATTCCACAGGGTTGGAAATGACATTACTATCCTTTCCCATAAAATGGATGGTGCCACCTGCATTTTTTTTACCACATCCGCATCCCATTCTATTCTCTTGTACAGAATAACGTTCAGGTCTTTATACTGAATTATCGTATAGGCAATTTCCACCAACGAAGAATCATGCATTGTACAGAACCGTTCCCTAATTGAAACTGACTCACATCAACAGAATCTACGGTCATATCAGTCGCTTCTTGCATCCATTCTTTGAAAGCTGGTACTTTCAGTTTTGGTATCAAAATAGTCGAATGATTTAACCATACCGAGTTACAGGCATAAAAATAACGAAATGGTACGCGAATAACATTCTTTTTTCCAAAGACATCTTGCACTTCTTTCAGAGACGAGGAGGATAGGGTTGGATAATACAAGACACGCCCATTGGGTAAGGGTAATAATGCCAAATCAATGTGAAAGGTTTTTCGGTCTTCTAACTTAATACGATGAACGATAGGAGCTTCCATGCCAAGTTCTTCTTGCAGAATTTGTTCGACGGCATCAATCCCTTTTAATGTAGTACGTCCCACTCCATATCCAAACCATATATGTTTTCCATGATGGGACCAACGCGTATCACCTTCCCCTTCATAGTACAGTCCTTCCTCGTTAGGCAAATAACGAAGACGAAGACCAAATTTGTTGCGTAAATAATCAGCCGTTAGTTCCTCTTCGCCACGACGGGAAGCTTTATGAAACCGTGCGATAATGGCAAAATCATTAATAATCAATGCTGAATTGGTAATGTAAACATTATCGTACAACTGTTTCCTACCAGGAACAACATCTACACGGTAGCCATGAGAAGTAATGCGATGCTCCAAATCATGCCATTGTTCTGTTGCCTTTTGTGAATCTACTTCCGAAGTTTCAGAAGAATAAAAGGTAGGGTCACCCAATAATATAATTGGTTTCATTTCTATTTGAAATTACGAATATTCTTAAAGATTGATACCATACTTAAGAATAGTCGTGTAGCTCTAGAGGGGGTCGAACCCTCAACCTCCCGCTTTGCTTCTCTGCTTGAAAGAATAGAAGGCGGGTGCACTACCATTGTGCTATAGAGCTGTTAGGAGGCCATATCAAGGGCTCCTAATAGCTCTAACATCCAGTTGGGAATACAAATAACAAAATAAAACAAAGTGTGCCTGTGTGTCCTTATAAACAAATAACTCTGCTGTATAAACAACAACCAATTCGCCGAGAGTCAGAAACAAATCGATCGTGTACCCGATAGCTGGAGGAGGAGACAGCTATTTCGAGCCAATTGAATTGTCTCGAAATAACCTTTGTGCTTATCTGGTGAAGACGGTCACTTCACAAGTAGTAATGAGATAAAAAAACTTTAAGCCCTTTCGGAGGGTAGCCTATGTGGAACATATGGAATAGATTCCAAATAGTCGATAGCTTTGTAGCCGAATTTGACGTTGCTGGGATGATTGCGGGCCTTCATCCCAATAGATAGACGGAATATTTGTTTAGGCTATTTTTGGAATATGTTAGAATGATTACAAAGATTTTATCAAAATCTTGATAATAGTTCTGTGCGTATCGCAGGACTCGAACCTGCATGGGGATCCCCCCGCAGTCTCTTGAGGACTGTGCGTATACCGTTCCGCCAGACACGCTTTTTGATTCTTATAAAAGAACCATTACAAAGATTTTACTAAAATCTTAATAATAGTTCTATGCGTAAGGCGAGACTTGAACTCGCATGGGGTTCCCCCCGTAGCATCTTAAGTGCTATGTGTATTCCATTCCACCACTCACGCATCATGTGTCAGAGACTTCGTCTCCTCCACAATCTATATACTCACTCAGACCTTTAAGCCCTTTTATGCACCTCCAGCCGACTCAAACAAACCGCACATGCTACTTAGTTTCTGCACAGCGTTTCTACTAATCTCTTCTGTGGTAAGTGGCTGATAATGATAAATGATTTTGTTAAAAAAAAGAACCTCATAGGCACCGAGAAGGGATACCATGAGTGTATTTTCAAAAAGAATCGAACTCCATTTGATATGGATCTTTCGGACTACCACATAGAATACTAGACAAAGTAACATACCCGATAGGCCTCCAGCATATTCCCATGATAATTCCATGATTCGATCATTAAAATGGGCCCGAGCGAGCTCACTCCTGCCCCCTTCCATGACAATCTGGGTGACATTTACATAAGGATCGACAAAATCATTAATAAGTTGGATATCCAATGCAGTCATATTGCTACAGAATTGCACGGCACCATTGACAAAGGTATTGATAGTTTTCTCAATGCCATGATCCTCGAGGGAAGACACATAAAAGAAGAAGAAAATAGATTCAAATACGGAAATAAGGCTAACATGGAATAAGAGCTTCACAAGAACATTTGCCACTTTTTTTTCGTATCGATGGAAACAAATGACGGCAATTTCTAAAAGAGAGTAATCTTGAAGAAGGTGTTTTATTTTAATAGGTTTCTCTGCCTCCTCTGCGTCCTCGTGTAAAAGGGGTGTACGGTTTCCTTTTGGTTCATTTGTTTCCTGTCCTTCGACTAATCCATTCCATGCGGATACTTTGGTAAGGGAAGGAGTTCGTTTCATTCGATAACTAGTTACAACAGGTCCTTGGGGTGGTGAGGCATCCAGTTTAATTTCGGTAATGCCCTCTGCCATGCATTCAATCCTTCCCTACATTGTCATCCATTTTTTAAACTCTCATTACACTAGTAATGTTTGAATATCACTCCAAGCAGGTGCATTCCGAGTTTCACAATGGTGAGGGACGTATGAAGGTGAATGAGGTAAACATTCGTGGAAAGAAGGGGTACAAATCGGTTACTATCAAAAACAAAGCCGGCAAGATTATGAAACGCTCCAAGAAGCGTCTTACACAAAAGCAAATCAAATGTATTCAGAAGTGTCAGTTTGTTCCAGGCTTATTCAAGGATTGTGAGAAGTGTTTATACTAGTCTAAAGACCTTTCGCCACGAACAGATAGACACGCAGTATGGCAACTATTACCTTCATTTACCGTCTATACAATCAATCCAAGGCATTTTATGGCAAAGTGAACCTCTCTGTGCTATCAGACAATCACGAGGGTCTCGATAATGTGGTGCGTGCCATCCTACTGGAAGGTATTAATGCGTATCGTGCCATGAAGAAGATGTCGGCTCTTCCTGAGGATGCCAAGCTACAGGTTGGTGTTCTATCACGTCTGACTCTACCCAACGATTACAGCAGTGACCAAGAGGAATCCTGTTTTGATTTTTATGCGAAGCAACAGGAGGGTAGTACCATTTATTATGTGAATGGTCGCAAGATTGAATAATACCCTACTATCTAAAGCCTCTCAATATCAATAAATCATGATGACCTGTGTAGTATTTTACTACAGTATTGATGATGATCCAACATTATATCGTGGTAAGTATAATAGCCCCTTAACATTTGAGGAGCCATTAGAAATCCATATACAAGGGCGAGTCTTAATCGGACTGAATAATTCAATGTTGCAGTGGGAATTACCGATGATTCAATCGGTTCATGTCGGTCCATTACTCCATGTGATACACGATCCGGCAAAGGGCCTACAGGAAAGGGTATGGTACGATTTTTATGGCATCGAAGATGAACAACAGGCGATTGCCTACGTTCAAAGGAACTCCAGTAAACTGTAGTATCGATCGCTAAGAATCTTCACCTTCTTTTTCACGGAATCCTGCATAAAGGGCATGACGAGTTTCATAATCATGCGAATACAAAGCGTGGGGTTAATGAGTTTGATTTCCTGTAGATTTTCAACATGTTTTCCAGACAAAAGCTTTGCAAATCCCTTGCTTGTTTTCATATCGAGTGAAAGAGTCAGTTCAAATCCATCACTATCAATGATCCAGGCCCATTTGTTGTTTCCTAAATGATCAAGAATGCCATTAAAATCATGGAGTACTTCTTCGGGGGTTTCATACTGATCAATGCTGGAGGGTTTGGTATAGTAGGTAGAAACTCCGTTGCGTTCATGAATCTTTTTAAAGGAATATTGAGTCGTACTCATAATATGCTATGGTACGAACCTAAATAAATAGGAATATAAATAACACAGAAACTTAAAAATGTACGTTATTATTCGCTATCACGTTAACGATGACATGGAACATATTGTGGATGTTGTAAACACCTTTGAGGATCTGAATCATTACTGTGAAGTTCTCTTAAGCAAGGACCAGTCGCTGAGACGTGTTCAGCCCCTCATCCATAATTCTCGTGTCGGTCGCTGTGTTCCAATGGCATATAATGGAAAACATGAGTATTACGTTCAGTATCACCAAGTTGTGACGGAGCCATCCTTTGTATAAAACAGAAGGAATGCGTTTAAAATACAAAAAATCAATCTACGGATACAATGTGAGGGAAATCCTTCACTACGACTGAGTGGCTCAGTCGGCAGAGCATGTGACTGTTAATCACAGGGTCGCTGGTTCGATTCCAGCCTCGGTCGCATTATCATTTTTTAAAGAGTTGATAAATTCTTTAATGATATGAATTAATATATTTTTTAAGTAAAATAAGTAAAATAAGTAGAATGGATATCTATACACAATTATTTTGGGCCTTTTCGGTATTGTTTATCGTTTTATCAGCCTATTTGCTATGTTGCACCAAGAGGAGTAATGTATTTTATCTTCAAATTGCTTCGGGATGTGGTATCTTTGCAACCAGTAAAATTGGACGTAAATTTTTAGGATTGGAATAACATCAACACGTGTAAAAAAATTTCAATTGTATGATAGACACGAATGTCAATTTTATTTGCTCTCTTGGGAACATTATGGTGGATTTCCATCTGGGGGATATTTGACATTGCTACCAAACGGTATACGGAGAAGGAGAAATTGAAAACCTATATCGTGATCATAGGTTTAGCGGTTGTCATCGTTTGCTTTTTTCCAAAAATTTTACGCTATTTTTAACTATTTTAACTATTTATAAAAATTATATATGCCACCATTCACTTATTATACCTATAATTTTTTATAAAATATCTTATAACAAAAAATACAAGATATTTTATTTTACATCGTCGTAAACGAGCCGTATATCAGACGGAGTAGTACACCGACTTCAAACCATATTCTTTGATACATTTTTCGAGATGGCAGCGACAGGAATGGCAGGGCTCCGAATTGACAATTTCACCCGTTCCTTTAGCAATCCGAACAACCACTAAGATAGCACCATGTAGTTTTGTTACATCTCCAATTTTTTTAAGAACAGCACGCTCTGCATGAAGAGTCCAATTGTCGTATCCACATCCCATCGAACGAGATCCAACCTTGTTTCCTGCTACTTCAATAACTTTACCTCGTTTGATAACTACTGCAATATGTACTTTAGTTCGATGACGCTTTTGAATGGAAGTAACAGAAATTTGTTCATGGATCAGATTCAGAATGGAGTCCTTATTCAGACGCATTCACTTGGAGAAAGAATACATTCAGTGCAGTAATCAATAAGCCTATTTACAAAGAATCGTACATCAGATTTCAAATTTTATTTTTTTAAATACATGAAGATATTTATTTATCAATAAGTATAACAACATTTGGATCGGTATCAGAATCCGATTCCACAGGAGTCAAAGGTGTCAAAGGCGTCAAGGGTTGTAGGACTCGATTCCCTTCTGGATCGATAATGACATTTCGAGCTTCTTCTATATTTGCCCCCCGCTTGGGACCAAAGGGAGGTGAACCATTTCGTCCCTTCTTAGGAGGGGGCTTAATGGCTAAACTACTTCTACGATAATTCAAACGACTCTCAAATTGTGACCCACCCAACTTCGCAGTTTGAGCGGCATCCAATGCTTGCTGATGAGCAATCGGTTCTTGGAATAACTTCATCTTTTCAAGTTCAATTTCTTCTTGAATGCGACGTTTGCGATCCTCGATGGCTTGTTGTAGTTCCTCTTGCATCTTTTTATCTTCTTCTTTCTTAAATGTAATCTCTTCTTCGAGTTGCTTCTTGCGGCTTTCAAGTACCTCATTCAAACGGGCCTCCACTTGTTCCGCAATTTGTTTTTCGACTTGAGGACTCACCAGTTCATTGAGTGTTTGCTTCTTCCTCTTAAGCATGAGTGCCGCCTCTACCGCCATCTGTTTCAAACGTGTTTCAGAACTTTCAAAGACATGTGTATGCTCTAACGAACCACAGATATCGGGCTTCTTGAGATCTCGAATGGTACCGAAACGCTTCTCAAACATTTTAATCGGCTGAATGGGAATAGGAGGAGATTGCTCAATCAATCGATCCAGCTCGGCTCGACATATCTTTAAAAAGTCAAGTGCATCCATTCGATCATTTGGATTGAGAGCCAATTCTACCGCAATCAGACGCTGAAATTTACCCCAGGATATCGATGCGACACGATGAGATTCTTCGAGCTGAGCATACCGTAAATAGTTACCAACGGTTGTCAGTAAACCCGCTACCAAAGACACACCGCCAATTGCAAAACTGGCATATTTCTTCGCCATCTCGTTGTTTTCGAACAAGGATTGGATACCAAAATTGGCAGTTCCACCCAGAGTTGATAAAATAATCACGGGAAGATTAATCCATAACGTTTTATACGAAAAAATCTTTTCGGATTTGTCATGAAGCCAGCGATAGCAGGATGCAATATCACTCCATTCTGCCATCAAACGTTCTTGTTCTCGTAACCATCCATTTTGAAATTTTTTTGTAGACTGTTCTTCTTCTTTTTTGGCAGCAGGGGAAGATGACCCTGATGGGCCATCTTTTTTCGAAGAGTCAGACATTTGCCTCTACTAACTTCGATTTTAATATTTCCAATTATATCATGTTTTCTTTGCCTTACCTTTCCCATCGCTCTTCCATTTCTGTTTGGATTCGAGCCCTGATTTGTACAATGCCTCCATTTCCTTTTCAGTAAGTTTAGTTGGATCAATATTTTTTGGTAATGATACAAACTGAGGTTTTTTGAGACTGGTTTTCATAATATAAGGTCCATAGGGTCCGTTACGAATGACAAAGTCCTTTCCTTGCTGTAGCACATTCGACCCTCCTTTTGCCTTCTGTTCAAAACGCTCTACTATTTTTTCAAGTTCTTCCCCCGCTTGGTAGGGAATGGAGGTAGAACCGCATTGTAAGTAGGTTCCAAACTTGCCTGATTTCTTAACGATAGGTGTTCCATTCCATTCTCCCATATGCTCTCCTTGTTTCTTTTTTTGACTGGCCTCCATAAATTCCTTTGCCTGATCTACAGTAAGATCCTGAAAGCGGACTCCCTCAGGCCAACCAAGAAACTGGGTATCTTCTTTACTGGCTCCTTCAATTAAGAGAAGAGGACCCTTTTTGGATTGAACGGCTTTCAATCCATTTCCAAACTCTCGTATTTTAGCATGTTGTGACTCTTGAGGTTGTTTGACAAGTAATGTTTCATAGCGTTCTCGATACGATTGCCACATGTCTTTCATGACCTGTTTCCAGTCTTCCTTCCCTTCTGCGATGTGATCCAAACGTTTTTCCATTTGAGAGGTGAAGCGGTAATTGAAGAGATCATCGAAGTGCTGAAGCATAAAATCCAACACGGAACGACCTAGATTCGTAGGAACAAGTTTATTCTTTTCTGCTCCAATTTTCTTTTGATACTGCTTCTGTGAAGGGGGCCATACATGGGGTTCAATGATATATTCCTTCACGGACACCTCTTTTGGAGGAATATCCTTGATTTCAACATATCCTTTTTCTTGAATCACGGCGAGCAAAGAAGCAAAGGTAGAGGGACGACCGATGCTGTACTTTTCAAGTTCACGAACTAAGGTTGCTTCCGTGAAACGCCCCTGTGCTTTCGTTTCTTTTGGCTCCGCCTTCATCGATTTCCAATGCAAGACATCACCAAATTTTAAAGAAATTGCCTTCTTCCAGACATCCTCTCCATCCGAGCTTTCCTCTGCATCTGAGTCTTCATCAATGTTTACGACTTTACCCGCTCGTTTCCAGCCTTGAAAGGTGGTTCGCTTCCAGGAAGAACTCCATAGAAATTCGTCCTCTTGAATGCGTGAGGTAACATAACAAGTTTCTCCTCGAGCAGGTGCCATGACAGATTGAATGGCTCGTTGCCAAATGAGGTGATAAATCTTTTTGTCATAAGCTGTCCATTCGCCTTCGGGTAATGCTGTGACCTCCATATGAGTTGGACGAATGGCTTCATGAGCTTCTTGTGCTTTCGGTTCTCCTGCGATAGCATCTACCTTTTTCCCGCGTTTACTAGCTGGGTTTCCCTTTGCTAGTTCTGCTTCTTTTGATTCATTTGATTCTTCCTTAACAAAATCCTCGCCATAATGTTGCAGGACCCATTGTCTGGCTTCTTTGCTTGCGTCCTCAGATAAGACTGCTTTGTCCGTTCGCATATAGGTAATATGACCTGCTTCATACAGTCGTTGAGCGATTCGCATGGTTTCTTTTGGATTAGAATGGAACATAGCACTGGCTTGTTGCTGAAGAGTACTGGTAATAAGTGGATCGGGTGCTCGTTCTGTCCAAGGTCGCACGACATTACTTACCACAAATCCCTCAGGTGTAGAATGAATGTTTTCAAGATAGTTTTGAGCGGATTCTTCGTCTTCCAGTTCATCGTCCATGGTGGCAGGAAAGACAAAGGAATCGTGAACCCATTGTGTACTCATACGCCAACAGGAAGATGTTTTGAATTGTTGAATGGCATCTTCTCGCTCGACTACCAAACGAATGGCAGGTGTCTGACATCGACCTGCTGACAAGGAAGGAGCTACATATCGCCACAACAAAGGACTCATGGTAAATCCAATCAGAAGGTCCAACATGGCACGTGCTTGTTGTGTTCGAACACGATTCATATCAATGGTACCAGGGTGTTCAATTGCGTATCGAATTGCCTTTTCAGTAATTTCGGTAAAGGTTACCCGTTTTGCTGTCATAGGAGAGAGTTTCAGCAACAGGCACACGGAATAGGCGATTTGTTCTCCTTCGAAATCCTTGTCTGCTGCCAAGTAGATATCATCTGCTTCCTTTGCTTTTTCTTTTAGTTCTTTAATTGCTTTTGCCTTTTCTTTTAGGAATTCATAACGTGGTTCAAAATCACGAGTAAGGAACTCCAAATTTTGTTCCAGGCCACGAATATGACCAAGGGAGGCTACCACTCGCCAATCCGAACCCAGATACTTCTGAATCGTCTTCTGTTTTCCTGGACTTTCAATGATTAATAACTTCATCGTTTAATGGTTCTTACATCATTTTATAAGCGATCAAAAAAAATCAAATTTTTATACCCACTTCTCTAAAAAATTGAAAACAAACAGAAAACAAGCAGCGGATAGCCTCCCCATCCATCATGCCCCTCGACAACCTTTACTCTGATGTATTCAACTGTGTTCTTGATTTCTTGGAATTGGATGAGATTGCTCGCCTGTCTACTATGAATCGATCCATCTATGACATGTGTACTGGATATGTCCCTATGGTATCCAATGAATCACTGTCTACATTACGACATCGTACATGCCACCATTCATCCTGTCAACAAGCAGATAAGTCCTCGGTTCAAAGTGGTTATTGTAAAAAGCACATTGATCAACATACATGTGAAGACTGTCATACTGTCCGTGCGGAATTAGACAAGGTGGAAGCATGCGTAGAGGGCTGCTGTGAAAAATCTGTCTGTCGACTGGAGGATGGCGGGTGTCCACCATTACAGTGTATTGATTGCAAAGAATACTATGAAATCTTTGAACTTTATAAAAATATATACAGACATCATGAATCGGTCTGTCATCACTGCTATTTGTGGCAAAGGCATACCTATATCTTTTCGCCACGAGTGACATGGCACGGTCTATCCCATGAGGAATGGCAGAATCGTCTTGGTTAAGATGAATAAAAATTCGTCTATTTTTTAAAGTGTCTTATTAGAAATGAAAAACACGAATGAAATGAGTTTAGAAACCATATTTGTTACCTTGTTGAATGTGGTAGCTGTATACCTCGCTGCGTTCACCTACCGTTTGAATTGGTCGGGTGTATTGACGGTAATGGTATTCGCTTCGCTGTTTACGGCAGTAATTACACATGTTCTTGTATCGAAGATTACAGCAGCAAAGGAGAAAACAGAGGAATGGATAAGTGATACACTGGGAGTCATGGGAGTGGCCATGATTTCCTCGATTGCGGTGCTTATTCTCTTAACGGTTCGATTTAATCTTCCGCAAGCTCTGGGTATCTCATTATTATCAGGTATTCTAACAGCCTTCCTCCGCCATCTGTTCGCCCTTCCTTAAACGAATAGGGGAGTATAAAATAGTATTACAATCGTCAGTATAAGATAGAATGACGAGCATTAACCAATCCAGTGGACAAGGTGCTCTATTTGAACTCGTTGCCCGTGGAGTAAAAGATAAATATTTTGTAAAGGACTCGAAAGACAGTTCGTTTCCTTATGATGCAAGGTATGATTCCTCTGCTCATCATGTGTATGAGCGGAAAACAACCGTGCCAATTAATCAAACTAAGTTTGGAAATTCATTTGAAGTGGAAATCGATCCGTTTGGTGATATTATGACAGAATGTGCCTTTGAAATTGATCTACCTGTATGGTATCCGCAACTCCCCAGAATTCAAGGAGGACCATTGTATGATCCGCACATTATCAATGGGTTGTATGAAATTACAACAGCTGGTTCAAATCTGTCTTATGGGTACGTGAATTATGTAGGATACTTTTTATTTGAGAAAATTCAATTCTATCAAGATCAGTTTTTGATTCAAGAATGGAGTGGTGATGGTTTATTGGCAAAAGTTCTATCAGAAGGTTCCTACAATAGTGCTTTTTTGCAGCAGACAGTTGCAGGATTAGTGGATACGGTTGCTACGCCTAATCGTGGAATTCAGTTAAGAGCAACACCGACGCATCTACGAGTTAAAATTCCCCTTCCAGGAATGCAATGTCCAGGAGATGCTGGATTTCCCTTAGTAGCGACCCCTTGGCAGACGTATCGTTTCAAGGTAACATTGAGGAAACTAGAACAGCTCGTAGTTTGCAGTGATACGACGGTATTTCATCCTGAACCCTGGAATGTATCTCAATTTCAGTACACTGATGATAATGGAAATAATATTACCTTTTCTCCCTTACCCTTATCGGAAATAGGGCAGCCAACGATTCTGTTGTCAACCATCCAGCATTATGTCCCCCCAAGAGTCCAACAAGAATTACGTTCTCAGGTCATACAAATTCCATTCCGTCGTCAGTTCGAAAACAACTTTACGTTTGGTGAACTGGATTACATTCCGTTGGACAAAGGTGGAACGGCCGCAGTAACACGATGGTTGGATGGTAGACATCCTACTGAAAAAATATTCTGGTTTTTCCGAACACAGAATGCAATTGATAAGAATCGTTTGGATGATTTTACAAATGAATATTTCGACACTCATCCACCTTCTGAAACTCAACCGTATACCACTCCTTATGGTCGTTTTTACTATGTCATGAAGTTAGTGATTGCTGGTAGAGATCGAGAGAGCTTACACGAGCCACTGGTATGGGAGCAGCTTTGTCAATTGGTGAAAGATGAAAAAGCCACTGGACGACCCATTAGTGAAATGAAGTTTAGCCTGGGAGAGACCTATGGAACAACCTATCCTGCACCAAGGCAACCTGAGGGTACCATTAACTTATCCACTGCATATCGGCCAACATTGTACTTAGAATTGGCAAATGTAGACATGAATCCTTTTTTGGCACAGAGAAAATCGGAGTTTCGCGTGTTCACCGAAGGTTGGGCAACGTATGACATTCGTGAGGGCAGAGGAAGGCTGTTGTTTGCTAACTAAAAGCGTTTGACCTAAATAGGCACAAATGAACACTGTACGGCACCGAACCAGCAAAAAACATACCTCATTGTGTGTTGGTATCATTACCATTCCTCATTTCAAGAAAACCAAGTATGGTGACACCCATATCATGAAACCATATGTGGATTGGTTTGAGGAGAGAGGTGTTCATGTTGTTCCTATACCTTATGACACAACCGAGCATGAATTTTACTTTCAACAAATTAATGGTCTTTTTATTCCAGGTGGAGAGACAACTTATATTATGAGAAATCGTACATTTGTGGATTCAGTTACCAAATTTTTTGAACTTTCCTTTCAGCAAGGAGAATATTTTCCAATCTGGGGAACATGCTTTGGATTCCAGTTATTGATGTTTATTATTGGGGGATTTACAAAGTTAAAGCGACATCCAAATCATAGCCTTGCACCGATTCATATTACGAAAGAGGGAAGAGCATCACGATTATTTGGAACATTTTCAAAGAGGTATCAATATTATTTAGAGCATTATAATTCTGCATCAAATAATAATGAATATGGAATTTCACCAAAAGACTTTGAAGACAATCTTCATTTGAGTCGATTTTACAATATTGTAGCCACATCCATCGATGAGAACAAGAAGGAATATGTAGTAGCAATCGAGTCAAAATATTACCCAATTTATGGGGTACAATGGCACCCTGAGCGTCAGAAAACAACTGCCCCCTTTATTGATTTCTTTATTTCCGAGTTAAAAAAGAATAAGCATCGTTGTAACTATAGCGTTCCTTATTTACATACTGTATTAAAACCACACAAATGTGTTCAGTATGCCGAGCACAAACACCTCTTATGTTATTTTTTCTAATGAATTCAATCGTATCTAAAGATAATAATTAATTAGAGAATAATATGGATGCACGTTGTTTACTGGATGATTTAGAAGTGGAACAAGTGGAGGAAATGTACATTCATTTTTACACGGTAATTTATCCGAACAGTCCTCATCAACTTTCTATTTATTGGTACAAAAATACGCAGGAACATGTCGAAATCTTTGAAGATGTTAGACAAATCTTTGAAAAGATGAAAGAATGCAAATTTCTTACCACCTATACAGGTGATGTTTTTTGCATCAAGAATGAACGCCTATTTGTGGAACAACTTTTACTATTAGGAGTAGAACAAAAGGATTCCTATCAGCTTCATCTAATTAATGGAGTGGTAAAAGAGGTTCATCATGGTAAAACAAATTTCTTACAAAACTTTAATGACTTGTTTGACATCTGTTTTCAGTCTTATGATGTGTATCACTCTTTTTCGAGCTCAGATAGCGAACATGCAATTACTGTACTTGATAAAAGAGATGGAATATCATCATTACATCCTATACCATCAAGAGAAGGAGATTATTCAGATAAGCATTTATTGATTATTGATTTTTTTGGTCACCGCGTCATCACTACATTTATTAAACTTCGTACCATTCTGTATTCTATCTTTCACTCGATTATTGATAATCAGACACTTAATAAATGGTTTTATCGACTGGTCGAGAAAAATGATTATGCAACTATTGTTCAAACAATTCAGACCATGGAATCTTTCCATCGTGAACACCCATATGAAGTTAGGCGTGAATCAACCCCCACGTTATATGAAGAAAGCTCAGAAGTGGAAGGAGACGCAGAAGCAGAAGCAGAAGCAGAAGCAGAAGGAGATGCAAAAGAGCAAAAGAGTGTGGGAAGAATCAGACAGATGGATACAAAAGAGTGGATTCAAACATTTTGTGACCTTTATTTGCAGAAAGATTTGGAGAAACATACACTATTATCAGAGGTCTATCATGATTACTGTACTGCATCTTCTTGGACATCGACATCCGTGGTTTCCATGGCCCAATTTATGAAAACATTGCGTTCGTTGGAACGCTTTACCATTCGCCGACGGTCCAAAGGAATGGTCATTGTAGGATATAGTTGTTTAATTCAGCAACAGGCATCGATGTTCGAAGATGTAAAAAACCAAAACATGCATGTTCGTAACTTACTTCATCGGTTATCAGTAAAGGAAATGAAAGAACTACTTCATGTTTATCGTCATGTTCCTTCCACTTCAAAATGGACACGGGAGGCAATTCTCATGCTTCCTCCTCTAACCACTCCACTCACTACCTTGATCGTTGAGCAATTTGCTTCGAATCCTTATCTTGCATCCTCTTTGACCATCTATGCCAATTATATTGACAATCTTTTCTCGAAACCCTTTTCAAGGGAAACGGAGGACGCCTATCAAGAATATAACGAATTAAAGAAATCTTGTGTGCTCTACTATCCTTTCAGTTTGGATATCGAAGCCAAGAAAGAGAAATGGGAATATAGTTCATCAGGGGAGCGATATCCTCGATCCTGCCAAGAATCGCAGGAAAATGATACAAATCTGCAAGAAGATATCATTGTAGAGAAGGAACATGTCATTCAAGAATAAATTTAAATCAAATATATTATATTCATAAAAAGAGGATATCCTTTTATGATTATGTCCTATAAATATGAATTACTGCTTAAATCCACCTTTGATCCACTCTGCAACCTTCATCGTATCAGATGATCCAAAGAGAGGTTGGGGATTACCATTGACAATTGCTAAGAATGCAGGAATGGAACGAACCCCACAATATCCAGCCGTATAATCATTCTCATCAATATCACATTCATACCATTTTATCTTATCACTTAATCCAAGTAGCATATCAACATTAATTCTCTTACAAGGTCCGCACCAAGTAGCCCCGAATTTGATGATCACAATTGGATCATGTGGCACGGGTGGATTTTTCTTGATCAGGCTTTCGAAGAACTCTTGGCTCGGGAGGGGCGTCATCTTGGCGTGGTGTGTTTGCATTCTTGTTAGATCGAAGGTATGTTAAAACAAATCCAGACACAGCAATCAATCCAATGGTTCCCACCAGAAGATAGGTTAGAATGCCAGCCCCACTTTCAGAGGATTCACTGATCTCACCACCCTTTTGCATCGCCTGACGCACGCTAGATTCGGTTAGTTGTTGCGGGAAGGAGGCTGCCCATGGTGCAAGACTTAATGCAGTGGTGGCTGCCTTTGCCGTATCCTCAACGGTTTGACGCGTCTTATCTGCTAAATCAATACCCTTGGATGCGACTTCACCGACAGAACCGAGTGCAGTAGTAGCTACCTTCTTGGCAGTACCAAATATACCGATGAATGGTTTGAGGAAGGGGAACTTCGATGTTAGATAGTTTCCAAAATAGGAGAACACGCCACCTGAAGAGGGTGCACCGAAGTAATCAGGATATTGATCGATGACGGATTTTGTATCGAATACGAAATAGAAGATATTGTATAACCACCAGAAGATGGAAATAAACGAAAAGATAATCGTAATGGTACTAATCAAACGAATGTAACCAGAGGTATGATCACCGACTAAGAAAGAGTCAATACCCAAGAGTCCACCAAAGAATAATGCAATACCATAGAAAAAGAATGCCATATGTTTCTTATCTGGTACTTCATTGCCAAGGACACCTGCGGCAATGCCTTGAGGACCCAAACCAGGAATACCAAGTCCAAACACTTTGACGACTTCCGTATTAAAAATGGCTTGGGATGCATCGTATAGCCACCATATTCCAAAGAATAACAAATTAACGATGATTTTCCCAACAAAGGTCATGGGAGAGCGAAGATAAAGATGATCAAGAGCCATAAATCCTCCAAGGACAGATAGAATCATAAACACCTTATATGATAAATAGGTTGCACCTGGCCCGCCCTCTTGTGTCGTATCATCGCCCTTGGGAGACGATATCCAATAATTAATTTGGGAGATACCTACGCTCATTACTGTCTATTGTGAGTTTTTTAGGTTATGTTTGACTCAACTAAAATCAAACATACTCTAAGAAAAAAAAAGATAGAACAAGATAATTTAAATGGTAAAGAGTAAACCTCCAAAGCCATTAATGACACGGAACACGTTATAGTTATGTCCGTAAACAACAATGCGGCAATTTCCTCGCTGCTGCCATGATGGAATTTGAGGATTGCTGAGAACAGGATTCATTTGAATTTGCCATACAATGCTATCAATTCGGCTAGCATTCATGGTACCAGTGGGCTGGGAATCTTCAGGTCGTAGAGCAAAGCAATAGTTATAAATGAACGAATGGACCGGAGTGGTGGTGTGATGTTCATATGGTTGTTGTAATCGGAAATACTGAGGACCGCGAGCCATAAAACGATCATAACCATCCAGTTGTAACTTTGCCGAGGAGATGAGATCCATGCGATTGGCAGGACTATTCGAATTCATAAAAGCAGAAACGTAGGCAGGGACGGGTTCTCCAATACCCAGATTACTGTAGTTAAACCACTCGTTTCGATTAATCATTTCATCACGTTGGACCACAAACATAAATTCCTTAATCGGATGATTGAATTCGACTGAAATTGTTGCAGTGGTTTGTTGACTGGTAATAGCATAAGGAGGTGTATACTGCACCTGCTCAATAAGATACTCGTGGGATGTACTAACAAACATTCGTCGTTCTTCGACATCCAAATACACATATTCACCCCAGAGCATGATATTTGCAATTTGGGAGGTACAATCCACATTGTATTGGCAAGCTGGTTTCCAATCTTCTTGGGCTGCTCCTGGAGGAGGGTTCATCCAAAAGAGCTGTTGTAGAGGTCGCAACGTAATATTGATACGAATGGGGTGATACTGTAGTGCTAGAAGAGGTAAGTATAAACCTGGATTTTGGCAGAAGTAGAATTGAAGTGGAATTAAGAGACGTAGACCTTCGGAACTGGTACCAGGAATCAGATTAGGGGGATAGTAAGGTTCGAAACGACCAATCATTTCATTTAATGCATCACGTTG